GAAATGCACCAGCCATTAGATTATACTTCCCTCTCCTCTTTCATTAACTGCATTGTTAATAATAGAAGTTATAGTTCCTCTTGATCTAACTAATAAATCTTCAAAGCCAGATGCGTCTAATGTATTGATATTAAAATTAACTGTAGTTTGTCCACCACCTGTTCCTCTAGCAGATTGTGTTATTTGACCTGTTTGGTTTGGAATAAATAATTCAGCACCATTTTCTCCAACAACGATTGGTTGTCCTTTAGATACAGCACCACCTTTTGCAAAACCAAATATACTTCTAACAGAACCAATTAAAGAACCACCTAAATCTGCACCACCACCTCTACCTAAAGATGCTTGTTTTTCTTTTTCTCTTGTAATCATTTTCTCTATTGCAAGTTCAACACTTTTTCTTGCTACAACTTCAATTAATGTAGATAATATTTTAACAGCTAATGTTTGTGCTAAATTTTTCATACTTTCATTTAAATTTTTTCCTAATACGATTGATTCTGCTAAACCTCTTGAAAATCCTTTTATACCATCATTTAAAACACCAGTAACTTGTTTAGCAACATTAGTTAATTCGTCCATATCTTTTTTCATTAACTCAGTTATTTCTTCTAATAATGTTTTTTGTTTAACTAGGCTTTTATTTACTTTTAGAGTAGCCTCATTAATTAACATTATTTTATCTTTATAGATTTCGGCTTTTTCTGTATTTTCATCTTGAGTTTTACCTATTTCGATATTTACAAATGGAATTTTATTTAAAATACGAATTAGATTTTCATATTGATTACGCAAGAATGAAACTGCTTTAGCAACACCTCTAACAGCCATAGCAAAACCTTGAACAGCTTTAGTTAATATAAATCCAATAGCATTAGCAATAGCTTCAAATTCTTTAGAGTTTTCTTCTATAAATTTATTTAAACTACTAAATTGTTTTTTAAGTTCATCAAAGAATTGAGCACCAGCTACATTTTTTTTAAAGTTAAATAACTTATCTCCAAGCATTGATAGAGTACCAGTAAATGTAGTTGCTAATTCATCAGTAGCACTTCCAAATTTACCACCTTTACCAAATACTTTTTCAAATGCTTTTATAGTTTCTTCTGCTGAAACAGTTGCACCAGCTTTAAAACCAAGCATATCTCTAACACCTTTTTCTCTAAAAATATCAGCAGATGCAATACCACCAGCAAATGATCTTTGTATTTGCTCTCCAGCAGTTCTAAAATCAATTCCTGTAACAGATGCAACATTACCAGTTATTTCTAAAATTTTTGCTAGATTTTCTGCATTACCTGAAACAACTGCAAGATTTCCTGATGCTTCTTGTATTTCTTCTAATGAAAAAGGAACTTTAGATGCAAACTCTGACATGACATCAAATGCTTTTGCACCCTCTTGTGTACTACCAAATAATTGTTTTAATCTAACATTTAAGTCTTCAATACTTCGGCCAGTAGTAACAAATGATTTAACAACAAGTCCAGCACCTAAAGTAGCAAATGCACCTCTTAAAGAAAATACTGCTCTTGATAAACCAGCTAACTTACCTCTTATACCCTCAAAGGCTTGTTTGGTTTTATCTTGTGCTAGAATATTTATCTTTAAATTTTGTGCCATTATGTTTTAAACCTTTTTGCTTCAGCTAGTGATTTTTCTGTTTTATATTGTTCTTGTTCTTTTTTCAAGTAGGCTAACCATAAATTATAATGGCTAACAGGCATATCAAGAACTTCTTGAATTGTAAGATGTAATCGTTCTGCTATGACTAATAGCGACCTTACATCAGGGTCGCTTTCTACTTTTTTTCGGCTTCCTCAAATGAGGTATCTAATAATATTCTATTAGCAATATTACCAATAATATTAGAATCAGCTTTCTTTCTTAATGCAAATTTATCTTCTGGGTTAAAAGCCTTAATTAATTCTCCTTTATCGTTCTTAACCTGTAATTTCATAATTAACAGATCAACAAGAACAGTTAAGTCAGAAAAATTATTAGACTTTTTAAAAATTGTATTTTTTTCTTCAAGTGTTAATGGCTCGGAATAAAAGATACTAGGATTACCATTCTCGTCTTTCCACTCCTCAACTTCAATAGTGATAGTTTTAAGAGTTTCAAAATGAGATTTAACTCTATCAATAACTGACATAAATTAGAATTATACAGTTCCTACAGTTAAAGCACCAGTTCCTTGAAATGTTACAGTTCTTGAAACGATTGCGTCCATTGAGTTGTTAATACTCATACCAGTAATAATACCTGTACCTGTGTAACTTGCATCTCCACTTGCATTACCCTCTGGTAATAAAACAAATGAGATAGAAGAACCAGCAGTTAAAGTTTCTTGTTGAGTATCAGTTTCATCAAAGTGCATTTCGATTGTTCCTGAGAATGAAGTTCTACCAGCTAAAAATGATTTAGTAGCATCAGTTAAAGCTGTATCTTCTACAACATCTCCAGTAGTTTCTAAAGTGAACGAAGTAACTTCGCCCATTTCAGTTCCACCAACTGTTACAACTCCTTCTTTTCCGTGATGTGTTGCCATGTCTTTTTATCCTTGTTAGATTTTTGTTTAGTTTCTTTTTCTTGCTTATAGCCTAGTCTTAAATAATGTTCAAGGTTTGTTTCATTAATAACTATTTCTGAATTACCTTTATATAATTTAACATCTTTAGCCATAGTGCTTTTTACAATTTATCGTCTTCTTCGTCAATATCTTCTTCATCTTCTTCAAAATCTTCTTCAAACTCATCAGATACATCTTCTTCTTCCCAAGATTTACTATCGTCTTCTAAAGAGTTCTCTTTGATTTCTTCGATTAAGTCTTTTACTTCTTCACAAAGTATAGACTCCTTGTCGTGCATCTTTTCTATTTGATCTACTTTTTTAAGTATTTTGTTTAATAATTTTTCACTCATTTTTTATCTCCTATGGTGTTCCAGCTTGATATTCGTACATACACCTAATCGTCATTCTTATTCCACCAACTGGAAATAAACTACCCTCATCAGTTTCTACTTGGATAACTTCCGAATCAAGTGCGTTACCATTTCGAGTAATATCACTTTCTATTGCAGTTTCAATAGCTGTTATCAATTCATTTCTTTTAGTATCTATATTGGCCTCTGCACCTTTAACAAAACCTAAGATTACAAAGTCAATAGTACCTGTTCTAGTTCTAGCACCAGAACCTAATTCAGCATCATCTCTATTTTCTTCAGATGTTTGTACTATTACTGCTGGATATTGTTGTTCAGATAATTCGTCTAATATAAATGGCTGTCTAGTAGCTTTCTTAATTGCTGGGCTACTAATCGCTGAAATAGTAGATAATAATTCAGATGCTATATCTTCTCTTACACTCATATTCTAAATTTCCTTAATTCTTTTTCTACAAATCGATTGAATTGTTTGTTTATAATCTTTTCTGTTCTATTGTTAAAGCCAAAAAATTCTCTTTTAGGGTCATTCAATACTTGATTAAATAATGCTCTTTGCCTCATTTGTGAATTAGTAAATGCTAATGATACTTTATGTTTTCCTGTTTTTTGACTTGATAAACTTCCTAACATTCTACCAGAATAAAATAAATCTACATTTGTTGATTTACCCTCTTTATTTAATTTTCTTAAATAACCTTGTGAGTATGGTGCAAAAGGTCTATCTCTAAAATCAATACCTTTTTTAGTTTTAGTTCTAATAATATCTATTAATTGAAATCCAGCTTGTTTAATTCCTTTATCAATTACTCTTGGTAAAACTGATTGAAACTTTTTGAAGTTTTTAGATACTTGTTTTTGATTAGATTTTATTTGTAGCGATACAGCCATTATCTAGTCAATCTTCTAAATCCATGTAAAGGTTCTCTCTCATTTGATACAATAGTTCCTGAAGAATCTACATCATATTCAACACCATCTTCTAATATCATTCTCCATTCCATATTATATTGACTCATGTAATATTCTGCCATTCTTTCAAATCTATCTTTTTCTGTTTCTGGTCTAAATTTAGTTAATGCTGGTAAATAGAATCTTCCAAGAAATAAATAAACACCAGCCCGTTCAAACTGATCTAAATTAACTTTAGTATTAACCATCTCAGCAGTATTAAGAACTGTAATATCTGTAAATACATTAGTCTTATATACAGGCCACCATTCTATTCTTAACTGTCTTAAAATATCGTTAGTTGTTTGAGCAAGGAAGTTTAATACTTCAGTAGAGCCAGATGCTAAACCAAATTCAAACGCATCAGGTTGATATTTAGTTACATCACTTGCAGTTATAACATCTGCACCAGTATAGTTAGCCATTATTTACCCCAATAAATTAAAAAAAGAATTATAGTTACAATAGGTGCTATAAACAGAAGATTATTCCATGTCTTTCTGTACAGCCACTTCCAATTCTTTCTTATCTTTTTCCAAATCCACTTGTACATTTTTTTTCTTCCTCACAACTTTTTTCTTTTTAGGTTGTTCTACCTTTGTTTCTTTTACAACATCTTGCTCAGGTTTAAAACCTCTAAAATCATACATCACTTTATTAGTTTCATAATCTAACTGACTTCTAGTGATTGTTTTGTTACCTCTTTTAAGAGTAACCATCTTCTCATTTGATAATACTAATTTTACCATTGTTTCTCCTTGTTAAATGTAAGGGGGATTTCTCCCCCTCACAAATTATCTACTATTGGATAGATGAATCATTCCATAGTTCAACTCCGTAAGTGTCGTGGATTTCTCCAACACCATATACAGAAGTTGCTACAATCTCATCTGCTCTTAGAGAAGCATCTCTTTGAGTTTCGATTTTAACATCTTGCATCATAGCGATTGCTAATGCGTCTTTGTGGAACGCACCACCTTTGTAGTCCCCAGCAGTACCAGTATTAGACATATTTGAAGTTTCAAATATTCTCATACCAGCTAAAGTTCCAACGAAACCTGATCTTAATGCTTCATTAGAGTTTTCTGTGTCAAGACCAGCAAAAGTGTTAGTTAAGCCAGATTTTAGATCGTAAGCGATTTTAGGGTGTAAAACAACTGCACACTCGTTAGCTGGTAATGAATTTGCTCTTAAAGTTGAAAGAGCATTAAAGATTACAGCTGGAGAAATAGCAGTAGTACCATCTCCAAGTACAGTTGCAAAGCCATCAAACAATGCAATTAAGTCAGCATCTTGTTTTCTAGCTAATGCTTCCCCAAATAATTTACCAATATCTCCAGCAACATTTCTTGGTGCAGAGTTTCTTGCTAAATCAGTTAGAGTAGTCATAACACCTACTTCAGATGCAGTAATAGTTACTGAAGTTGGGTTAATCGCTGTGTTTGATAAGTCAGTTGCTTCTGCTACTGCTGATGCTGATACATTTGCATAAACAGGAACTTCAACTGCTTTACCACCACCTGTGATAGCATAGTTTTTAACTAAGTTTCTCATGATGGATTTTTCAGATGCTACAAATTGAGCCTCTGCTACTATCTCTGTGTATAGTTCCGATAGTGTAGAACTTGTACTTTCGTTAGCCATTTTTATTACCTATAAAAGTTATTTTGTTAAGTTTATCTCAACAGCCCCTGAATCTCGTTTCTTCCTATATTCTGCATAGGCTTTACGATCTTCTGGTTTTGTTAAGTCCAAGTCCTGTAGGTTAAAAGGTTTAACAGTTTTACCACCGACAGCACTCTGGCTTCCTGAACCAGACAAAGACCCTTTACGGAAATGTGGGTTACTGTCTAAGAACTCTTTAACTCTTTCTTCAATCGTTAAAAGTTCTCCTTTTGCGTTATATCGTACATTAGAATTATTATCAACTACTTCTATTCTACCATCATCTGTGTACTTAACTTCATCTTTAAGCAAAGCAACAACTTGACTTGGGCTGATAGCATTATTGTTAGATGCAACAGAAAGTATTGAATTATCAACTTTTTCTTTCTTAATTTGTTCTTTGAAAGAATTAAGTTCTTTTTCTTTTTCAGATAATCTTTCTTGCATTATCTTTTCTAAGTCTTGCTTAGTCTTAGCTTCTTCTAATTGTTTTTGTTTTAGAATTTCAGCTTTTTGTTTTTCTTCTTCTTGAAGTTTCTTTTCGTATTTTCTTTGTTCAGCTTCAAGTCTAGCTTTTATAATGTTATCTAATTGTTCTTGAGTAAAAACATTAGATTTAGTTTCTGCTGTATTTGTTTGAGCAGTAGCTTGTGTTTCTTGTTTTGGTGTTTCAGTTGCAGTT